ACGAACAAGCAATTAAAACAAATACAGTTGAAATTGTTGTAAAAGCAAACACTGGTGATGTAAAAGGATCTGCTGAGTTAACACAAACTAATATAGAATTACAAAAACAAAATACAAAACTTACAGATGCTATAAATAATTCATCGTATCTAAGTGATAAAGTCAAAACAGTATAGGAGTTACTATGACCAAGAAAGACCTTGTAAAAATAATAAGAGAAGTAGTTCGTAGAGAGGTGCAAAAAGAAGTTCAGAAGATATTTATTAAAGAAGAAACTTCACCGACTTTAGAATCTATGGTATCTGAAATATCAATTCCAGAGGAAAAACCAATCGTAAAAAAACATTTTACTAAAAATTCAGCAATTAATAATATTCTGAATGAAACTACGGCACTATCAAAATCACAAAAAGATGAATATGCTACTATGGGTGGCGGAACATTTGATACTAGTCGTATGACTGAACTTATGGGGTATGGTAAACCAGAAGAAGTTCAACGTGATATGGTGGCTGCAGATTCTTTCAGTAAAGCTGGAGTTCAAGCTGACCAAGTACCTGAACACGTAACGAATGCTTTAACAAGAGACTACTCTGGTTTAATGAAAGTACTTAACAAGGATAAATAATGGCAAGTGCATTAGAAAACGATTTAAATCCCAATACCTACGTTGGACTATCATTTCCATTAAGAGCTGGTAATAATCAAGATTTTGCTATGACTAAAAATTCGTTAGAACAGGCAAGACATAATTTAAAAAATTTATTACTAACCCACGTGGGTGAAAGAGTAGGACAACCTTTGTTTGGTAGTAGGTTAAGAGAATTAGTTTTTGAACAAATAGATAATGATTTACCAATTAAAATAGAAGACGAAGTTAAACGTGCTGTTGAAACTTGGTTACCCTATATTAATATTAAAGAAGTAAACACACTTACGGATGATGGTGATAATAATAAAATTTTTGTAGAAATAAAATTTTCTACCACCATAAATCCACAAACAACAGAATCAATAACATTAGATTCATCATATACGGCTACTGTAGTATAATAATCGGAGTTTTTAAATGCCACGCACAAGTATAAAAAAGAATATGGTAAAACAAGTTAATTATCTAAATAAAGACTTTAGTGATTTTAGAGATAATTTAATTGAGTTTGCTAAAGTATATTTTCCAAATACATATAATGACTTCAATGAGTCATCACCTGGTATGATGTTTATTGAGATGGCGGCATATGTTGGTGATGTTCTTTCTTATTATATAGATTCATCTTTTAGAGAATCACTTTTAGTTTATGCTGAAGAGAAAAGAAATATTTATAGTATAGCTCAATCATTTGGTTACAAACCAAAAGTCACTTCACCTTCTACATCTGTATTAGATGTTTTTCAAACCGTTCCAACTCTGAATGGTAATCCAGATTTAAGATATGCTCTTACGGTAAATGCCGGAACAGCAGTTACAGCTACTAGTAATGGTACAACATTTAGAACTTTAGAAGATGTAAATTTTAATTTTTCAAGTTCTTTTAGTCCACGTGAAACTTCAATATTTGAAAGTGAAAGTGGAACAGTAACTAAATATTTATTAAAAAAACAAGTAAAGGTAGAAAGTGGAAACATAACAACTGAATTTTTTAGTTTTAATTCAGCCGAAAAATATTCAGAGATTAAGTTATCAAACGCTGATGTAATAGAAATTGTATCATGTACAGATAGTGATGGTAATAGTTGGTATGAAGTTGATTCTTTAGCTAGAGATACTATTTTTGAAGACGCTGAAAACAACTCATTAAATTCACCTGAAGTTGTTGATGACAGAGATACTGCTCCTTACTTATTAAAATTAAAAAAAGTTTCTCGTAGATTTACAACATTTATTAATGAAAATGACGAAACGGTTATACGATTTGGTGCTGGTATATCAAATAATCCTGATGAAGAAATAGTTCCAAATCCAGATTCAGTTGGTTCTAATTTACCAGGTAGTCCAAGTCAACTTACAAAAGCATTTGACCCAAGTAATTTTTTAATAACAAAAACATTTGGTTTAGCTCCATCTAATACAACCCTTACATTTAAATATGCATTTGGTGGTGGTATAGATGATAATGTAGTTTCTGAAGATATTACAAATATAGCAAATATTTCATATCAAATACAGGATAATTTATTAGATTCTGGAGCGGTACAAACTACTAAAGATTCAGTAGCCTTTACTAACATAAATCCAGCTAGGGGTGGTTCATCTGGACAGACGGTTAGAGAAGTTCGTGAAAGTGCATTAGCATATTATCAATCTCAACAAAGAGCTGTAACAAAGGAAGATTATATTATTAGAGCATATTCACTTCCTGCAAAATATGGTAATGTTGCAAAAGTTCATTTGGTACAAGATGACCAGTTGAATAAAGATATAGGCACCGATGAGTTAGACCGAGTAGTAACTGCACAAGATGTTACTGATGGTAGAACAGTAAAATCATTACAAGTTAGAACACCAAATCCATTAGCTATGAATATGTATACACTTGGATTTGATTCGGATAAAAAATTTACAAATTTAAATCAAACAACTAAAGATAATTTAAAAACATATCTATCACAATATAGATTAGTTACTGATGCTATTAATATTAAAGATGCATATGTTATTAATATAGCTATTGAGTTTGCAATATTAACAAAAGTTGGATTCAATAAAAACGATGTTCTTCTTAGATGTGTCTCAAGTATACAAGACTTTTTTGATGTAGATAGATTTCAAATTGGTCAACCAATTATATTATCAGACATAGCATATCAGTTATCATTAGTAGATGGTGTAGCTTCAATTGTTCCACCAGTGAATCAACCAGAAAATGAACGATTACCAATTTTAGTAAAAAATAAATTTGAAAGTAAGGATGGTTACTCTGGTAATGTATATGATATAAAAGGTGGAATAATAGAAGGTATATTATATCCTGCATTAGACCCAAGTATTTTTGAAATTAAATATCCTAATACAGATATACAAGGTAAAATTGTCGGTGATAGTACAGGCACAACGGAGTAAGTTAATGCATTATTTTATATTTTCAACCAAAGATACCACATTATATGAAGCTAGTTCAAGTTTAAATTCCGGTTTAGATGAAATTTTAGAGGTCAGAAAAGATGTTAGTGATACTGGTGCTTTTGTAGACGCTTCACGAGTATTAATTAAATTTGATTTAACATATATTCAAAACTCAATAACCTCTGGTTTAATACCTGATTCTGGAAGTAAAGCTGCTAAATACTATTTAAACTTATTTGATGCACACCCCACGTCTTTAGCAACATCACAAAGTTTATATGCTTACCCTGTAAGTCGATCTTGGATAATGGGTGATGGTCACAGTTATGATGACCCTGTTACTACTGAGGGTTGTAGTTGGGGATTCACAGATGGTTTATCTGCTGGAACTTTATGGACACCAGAAGTAAGTTCTTCAGGTGGTACTTGGTATCAAAATTCAGCAAGTGGTTCATTAAATTTTGTATCACCATTTGGTACAACAGCAGACGATGAAGTACAGATTACGGTAGCTGGAACTGAGTATAATTTTATAGCTACGTCATCTGTAAATACACCAACAGACGCATCACCAATATTTTATTTTCCAACTGGTTCTACCACAGCTGTATTTGGTAGTAATTTAGTTACTCAAATAAACGCGGCAGACATTGGTATTACAGCTGCATTTAGTGATACAACAACTTTACACCTAACGGCGTCATCAGTAAATACTGCAGGTCTTAAAGACATCTCAGTAGATACCGGGTCGGACGGTACTTATTCTGATGTAGTAACACTTGGCGGTGGCGGAATACCATATGAAGCTTCACAGTCGTTCACACATAAATCAGAAGATGTAAGAATAGATGTAACTGATATAGTAAAAGCTTGGAATAGTGGTTCAATAAGTAATGAAGGATTTATGATTAAACGACAGGGTAATGTTGGAAATAGTGATACTAATTCAGATGAAGGTGGTTCAAGTAGATTAGGTAACTTTTCATTTTTCTCAAGTGATACCAATACAAAATATCCACCAACACTAGAAGTTGTCTGGGATGATTCTTCTTGGAACATAGGTTCATTATCTTCATTAAATTCAACTGAATTAGAAGATAGTGTTATTTATATGAAAGGGTTAAGACCTGAATATAAAGAAAAGTCTAAAGCTAAATTTAGAGTTGTTGGTCGAGAAAGATTTCCTGAAAAAACATATTCATCAACACCAGCTGGATTAACAATAAAAGCTTTCCCAAGTTCATCATTCTATTCTATTCTTGATGCTGAAACTAATGACGTGATTGTGCCTTATGGAACTGGTTCAAAATTAAGTTGTGATTCAACAGGTAATTATTTTAATTTAGATTTGAATGGATATCAACCAGAACGGTATTACAAAATTGAATATAGAATACAAAGTGGAAGTGGAACTACTGATGAGTTAGACCAATACTTTGATGAAGGATTTACATTTAAGGTATCACAGTAATGCCTTATACAACAGAAGAACGAAACAAGTTGGGTTTTTATAAAAACTTTCAAGACAAGTTGCGTAACGAATATTTAGAAAGATTAAAAATATCTTTAGAAAATAATTTTAGAGATGCAAATAATGTTTTATTTTCTTTTGAAAATATAATACCAGACGAAACATTAGGAATGGGTTTAGGTTTAGAAACAGCCGATACTACAAGTGATTTATATAAACCTTATATAAAACTCGAACAATTAGATTTAGCTAAATCTATTGTTTCACCAAACGAAAAACTTTCATTATATGACAAAACAAATTTATTAGAAGTTACTATTGACAGAAAGATATCAGAATTACAACAAGATGAAGTTGCAGAAAAACTACCAAAAAATATATCTGAAGGTGATGTAGTTACGAATAAAGACCCCCGTAGTTCAAAAAAATATTTAATTCAAGGAATGCAAAAAAGAGAATTTGTAAATACTGGTACATTTTTTGGTAGAGGGTTTTTCATATCTAACTTAAAAACTGTAACTCAAGAAAAGCTTGATGAAATACCAGATGGAGGATTAATAAGATAATGGAACAAACTTTAGATATACAAGATATAGAAGTTTTAGACACTGGAAGAAGTTTACCAGTATCTTCAGAAAACAATGCTTATGCTTATTTAGGTGGTGACTTTACTACTAATCCAAATGATTATGTTGAAGTTTTAGTGTATGACATCAATAATAACTTTTTAGAAAGTGCAGTGGTGGATGAGTCAGATTACATATCTAATGCAGTAACTGGTTTAAACTTAAATACTGGTACAATTTTAAGAAAGTTGGGATACGATAGAGGCCGTTATGTGGTAAAATATAATTTTTTTAGAAAATCTGCTGGTTCAGATGAAACAATGTTAGTTAATATGGATGGAAATATTTATACTGGAGAACCAACTATTGATTCAAATGGAATTATTGTTGATGATAAAAATAATAAGTTATTAGTAAAAGAAAACAAATATTACATTCACGAAATTTCAGACTCTCGTTCAGAAATAAGATTAGTTCCTGAAAAAATAAATGATTTTGAGTATAGAGATAATTTTTTAAAAATTCAAACAGAACGAAATTATATAAAAGTAGAGGGTGGTGTTAAAATTCTTTCAGAAAATGGTGGAGAACTTGAAGATTCAAAACTATTACAGTTTCCAAACCCATTGTCTAAACAAATTATTGGTGGTGTGGTCTCAATTAATAATTGTTTTATTGAAAAAATTATAAAGCCACCAAGTGCTGAAAAAGATGAAGCTGATGGTAGAACTGATGAACTTGATGATCTAACCGGTGTAGTTAATGCAAGGTTTTATGTATCAGACCTCTCCCAAGCTAACGTTAGAGTTGCCAATCCGGATGTATACTTTACTAAATTGTATGGAGGATTTAAAGGTGTAACTACTATACAACAACTTGAAAATAAATACGGTACAGATACTGGAACTGATGGAAAGGGGTTTACTATAGAAGATGAAAGTTTAGAACTTGAAGGTATTAGAAATTTAAATGATGATAAATGGAATCCAATAGAACTTGTATATACAGGAGATAAAGATAATATAATTACATTAAAAAGTATTACTACAAGACCACTAAATTTAGAAGCATATTATAGATGGGAACTTAGTGGATATGATAGAGATACAAACAATTATGACGTTATTAACGCCGGTGATCGTGAAAATAATGATGTTCAATGGACAACTCCTTTTGGTGGTAATAGTAAAGTTGTTGAGGGTGTAGGTGTAACTGAAGCTACGTTTGCAATATCAAGTAAAGATACTCACGTTGGTGTTAGGCTAACAGTATCGATGGCGGATGTAACTGGTTCTCCGAGCACAATAATGTATCCTGTATGTTTTGAAACTGATGAGGATAGGTAATGGCTAATTTTTTAAATATAGGTGATGGTTTTACTAACACCAACCCAGTTGAGGCTAAACTAGACACAGACGTTACTTTAAATATTAATGCAGAAGTTTACGTTAGCAGTGAACAGCAGGCGGATGACTTTGCTTTACAGATAATTCACGTAGATACTACTACTGAAAGACTTGTTCGATTAGATGATGGAGAGACTGAACCAACATTAAACTTTGGTACACTATTTGGTTTAGATGCTGGATTTAGTGGTGAATATAAAATTATGTTAGTCGGCGTGTCGCCAGGACAGGAGCCTGTTCAGGTTGATGGTTCTAGTGTGCTAGAAGTTAAAGTTAAAGCAACTGCAGATGCAAATTCTTACCTGTTAATACCATTTGTAGCTAAAATAGAAGGTGTTAGTGGTAATAAAGTTACTATAAACCAATCTTGGAAAGAATTTAGAACGAAAGTAAAGCCACCTAGAAATAATACTTATACTGAAGGTCAAGTTCAAGAACCTAAAGCAAATTTTTCAAATATTGATATTTCACATAAAACATCAGATGTTAGAGATTTAAATACATATCTACATTTTGGAGAAGATAATAAATTATTAGTTACAAATATAAGAACAGATGATATAACATTTAAAGAATCTCCGCATTCAGGAATATTTAAATTATATAAACCATTATCAGATGATATTAAAAAGGGTGATAAGGCATTTATAGTTCGTGAAATATTACCACAACTTACAGAAACTGTTGAGTTAGTTCCATATGACCAGGAAGATGAAGATGTACTAATATTAAAAACACCTGATTCAAAACTGGTAACTTCACCAATTAACAACCGTCAAACAAAGCTTAAAACTTTTAACGATTTAATTACGAGTGATTCAAAATTACAAACAAGTATAATAGATAAGTACATTAGTGGTAGTCAAAAACCGGTGGAAATAAATGTAGATTATTCTAATTATAAAAACTTTATAAACTTTAGTTCTGCAGAAAAAAGATTAACAAACTTTAAATATAAAATTGAACAAATAGAAAGTTATACCGCTACGAGTTCTTCTTTTGCTTTAATAACAAATGGTGAAACTGACGCTTTAAATTTTCAAAATAAAATAAGAGAAGTTAAAAATAATTTTGATGGGTATGAAAATTATCTTTACAATACAAATTCATCTTATGTAACAAGTTCTATGGGAGAATTTAAAGATGCATCTTGGCCAAAGTCTGGTAGTGGAACTTATGCCGACCCATTTGTACCAATAAGTTCTTCAGAAGCTAATTTCTTATCCTGGTATGGTTCAAACCCTTCAACTACAGGTCAGTTATATAGTGCATCATTATACGATAAAGAAAATCCAAATAAATTAACAAATTTATTACCACAACACATTGCTGAAGATGCAGAGAATGGTTATTTTTTAGATTTTATGAATATGTCAGGACACCATTTTGATGAATTGTGGGTTTACACGAAAGCTTTAGCTGATATTACAGATAGACAAAATGATATATCTAATGGGTTTTCTAAAGATTTAGTTTTTAATTTAGCTAAATCTCTTGGTTTTGATGTTCAAGATGGAAAAGACTTATTAGATTTAAGTAGAATCGGATTTGGACAAAAAGTAACAACAGTAAGTGGAAGTGATTCATATTCACTTTATACTTCAGGTTCACTATCATCACCACCAGAAGGCGATATATCAAAGGAAATAACTAAAAGAATTATAGCTAGTATGCCTTATTTACTTAAATCTAAAGGTACTATTGGTTCGTTAAGGGGGATGATGAACTGTTATGGTATTCCAAGTAGTATTTTAAGAGTTCGTGAATATGGTGGATTACAAAAAGATAACCATAAAGCACAATTTGAAATAGCTAGAAAATTTACCAAGGCTCTAGGATTTAGAGCAGGTCAATATGTAGAAACAACTTGGGTAAATGATACTAATAGTGGTAAAAAGCCTGAAACTGTTGAAATGAGATTTCGTTCCGTTTCTGGTTCAGACCAAGTGCTTGTACAAAAAGATAGTGGTTGGGTTATAAAATTAAAAGATAACGATTCAGATGATAATTACGGAACTGTTTCATTTATGTTATCTGGTTCTGGTGGATATAGAGAAGTTAGTTCATCACTATTACCAGTATTTGGTGGTGAGTATCATTCTGTAATGTTGAGAAAATCAAAAATTAATACAGAGTTATTTCCATTCCCATCATTTGAAACAGGTTCATTAGCAAATCCACCATTTTTTACAGGAACAAATAGTGCTGAACGTGGAAGTATTGAAATAGTAAGTAGTTCTAATGTAGCTAAAATAGGAACTAATAGTTTAAGACATAGAAACACTTCAAACGATGGTGTGTCATACACATACTTTTATAGAAATCCAGGTGATTTATATCCTACATACACAGCTTCTGTAGCTGATGTATCAACTGGTGATACTTATATATTTAGTGCTTATGCTAAAGCTTCGGGTAGCACAGTTGATTCAGTTGGTAGTATTAATTTATTTGAATTAGACTCGAATGAAGATGTTGTTAATTGGAATGAAGAATTTGATTACTCGACAAATGAAGGTGGTATTAAAACATCTCAAAAAGTTGGTTTAAATGAAACCGAATGGAAACAGATACAAGTTAAAAAAACTATTAAATTTCCTAATACTACAAAACTTGGTGTGCGTTTTGAAAACCGTAAACCAGGTTCAACAATTTATTGGGATGATGTATCATTAAGAAAAGTAGAAAGTAATACCGATACTATTACTGACGCTTTTAGATATGATTTATTTGTTAAAAAATATGACGCTGGTTTAGATAGAATAATATTAACATCAAAATCAAGTATGTTAATTTCAGGTTCATCAGCGGCTTCACAATCATATAATGCGTCTTGGACAGGTAGTGGTGACTTATTTATTGGTGGTAATTCTACAACAGCATTTGGAGCTAGTAAATTAACTGGTTCATTAATGGAATTTAGATTATGGACTGAACCATTAGAAGAAGAGTTTTTTGATTTACACGTATCTACTCCGAAATCATATGTTGGAAATAGTGTATCATCTTCTTATACTAATTTAGTAAGACGATATTCATTTGATGACAATACTGCATTAACAGGTAGTTCATCTATAAGAGATGTAAGTGCTAATCAAACTTATACACAGACAGGTAGTGCTCAAGGATTTGGTGGAGCTAATACATTTGAATCCGTTATAGATAAAACAAAAACTATCATACCGAATCACGGCCCTAATCGTAGGATGGCTACAAAGATTAGAATAGAAAATAATTTTTTAAGTGGTAGTGGTGCTTCACTAAACAGAAATACTAGGTTTGACCAAAGTTCAAATGATTTTTCACCATTAGACTCACCAAAGTTAGGAATATACTTCTCACCAGTTGACGTTATAAATGAAGATATTGTATCATCATTTGCAAATCTTGATTTCAATCAATACATTGGAGACCCAAGAGATAATTTTGAAGAAGAATACGATAAATTAAAAAGTATATCAGATACATACTTTCAAAAATATAGTGGTAAAAATAATTTTTGGGATTATATGCATATCATTAAATATTATGACCAATCTATATTTAAACAGTTAAGTAAATTAATACCAGCAAGAGCTAAAGCTCATATGGGAACTTTAATAGAAGGTAATATTTTCGAAAGACCTAAGTCACCTGTTCAAAGAAACCATCCAAGTTTTACTGAACCTTTTTATGAAGACAGTATAAATATGACTGTGCTTGAAGTAGACCATGAAGATAGTGCTTCTATTGTTTCAATACAAACAGAGTATCCAACCTATACTGGAGAAATAGATAGTTCTGATACGTTCTTGAAACCTTCACTTTATAAGTTTGAAGCTAACGATAATTTTGATGATAGAAATTTATATATTTCAGGTTCAGCAAAATATGGTGGGCCTAATTACGTATTTACTGAAGCGACAGCTTCTATGGTTATGGAAAGTAGATTATCAGAACACAATCTTGAGTATCAATTTTTTTACACGAGTTCAGGTGATTTTGATAGAAGTTCAAGATTTACTACGGATCCGTTTCTAAATTTTTATACTTCTAAATCACTACACCCTTCAGATTTAGATCCAGAATATGATAATATATTAGCTTTAAATAGAAGTTTTTATGAAGGTGTTAAAAATAGTAGAGCAACTACATTAGACGGTGATTTACCAATAATAATTAGAACATCAGCTCCAACGGTAGCTACACCAGTCGACTTTGGTATTTCAAGATTAAGAATTGATGATGATGATGAGCGGAACGACATATAGATGTGACTAATCTCCGATTTGCCTTCAGGTTAATTTAAAATGTTTAAAAACTTAGAAGGTGTATATTTATTTACAGTAAAGTTATAGTAGATATTTTATTAATGTGGAGAAAATAAGAAATGGGATTTTATAATGGTGACAACACTAGTGTTAATGCTATTTTGACAACACTTGGAAGAAAGTACTTGTCAACTGAAGGACGTGTTAATATAACTAGATTTCAATTAAGTGATGAAGAAATAGATTATACACTTTACGATGATAGTCATCCAGATGGAACTGATTCGTTTGGTGTAGTTCTTGAAAATATTATACCTTTAGAAGCTTCTCCAACAGTAAATGGGTTTAAAAGTTACTTAGTAGATGAAGATAAATTTAGTGAAAAAAAATTAGTAGTACCACCTGACCCAATTTTAGATGCTAATACACTATTTACTATAAAACCTGAAACATTAGCAAGAGTTAATACGGTTATTTCAGAGGCAAAATTTCTTCCTCCACTAAGACCAATACTTGATGATTTAGATACAGATGATGTAGATGAGAGTGGGGGTTCTATTGGGGAAAACGCGGTTAGATTCGAGCCTTATAACAAAGATTTAGATGGGGATATAGAACCAGAAACATATTTATTTACAATTCAAAATTTAAAACTCGTAAATTTTGAAAATAACGAGGGAGAATCACAATTCAACCCTTTACAAGAAAAGACATATAGAGGAAAACAAATTACTATAAAGGCATTGAGGGTAAATCCTGGTGCAACAACTACCGTTACTGTTAGAGGTGAAAAATCTAATTTAAAAAAAGTAATCGTAGTAAAGGTAAATGAAGATAAAACTTTTGACAGTTTGAGTCCGTTTAACGAAAACGCAGTAGTGACTGATTCAACATACTATTAACTAGTGGAGTAATACAATGGGATTTTTAGACAATACAAGTATCACAGTAGATGCTATTTTAACAAAAAAAGGAAGACAAAGACTTTCAGCTGGTGATTTTAGAGTCACTAAATTTGCATTAAGTGACGATGAGATTGATTATAAATTATATGACGTAACTCACCCTAACGGAACAGATTCATATGGAGCAGTAATCGAAAATATGAATTTACTTGAAGCAGCTCCAAATAGAGATGGTTTCAATAGTCATCTTGTAGATGCTAATACAACAGGTGCAAAATTACAAATATCACCATTGCAATATACAAATGTTGAATTTGGTGCAAATTTTACAATTTCACCAACTACAACAGGTGCAGCTGATGAACTTTATAGTTTTAAAATTGGTAACTCTGGTATAGCTGCATTTATAGACCCTGCAGGTGCTGCATCGAGTGTATTTAGTAGTATAATTGCATCAGCTAAAACAGCTCAAGTTTCACCTAAACAGTTTATTACACCAGCACCAAATGCTACAACAAACATTATAATAACTGGTTTAACATCTGGTTTAGTGGGTATTGTATCTCTAACAGTTAACTCTTCACCGACTGGAGCAGATGACGCACTAGCTCCACAAACAGGAACGAATTAAAAGAAAAAATTAATAGGAGTATTTAAATGGCATTTTATAGAAATTTAACAACCGAAGACAGAATAGAAGATGTATCTATTGTCACATCTGGAGTTTTTCAGGATGGGGCTGGAAGTATAACTTCATTCTTTACATCTTCAACGCAATATACAAATACAGGTGATTATAGTGTAGATGTTTACAGATATGACCCATCTGGTAATGCTTCTGCGTCAGTTCAATTTGGAATTGCTTATGGTAACGCAAATGGTAGTGGTTCATTAGGTACTGTAGGTGCTACTGGAGATAGAGCATCAGCCGCTGTGTTTGGACAATTTAACAGTTTAATCAATCCACCTAAAACAACAGCATTTACATTTGGCCCTAATCAAGACGAAGAAACAATTTATGCTTTAAGTTTTAATAGAGCAAGAATAAGAGAAGAATTAGAACCTGGTGGTTGGGAATTACACCTAAGTAATGGTTCAGGTAAATTAATAAAATTAATTGATGATTCAACCGCAACTAGAGGTGGTAACACCAATCAAAGAAATTTTGCACCTGAATACAATATTGTTAGTGGTTCTCACGTGGGTGGTACAATAATTAAAACTGCAGCAGCTTCAGAAGATTCTACTATGGGTTCATATGGAACATTCTATCCTGGTATTGGAACATTAATACTTAATCCAAAACGGTTATCAGGTGCTCCATTTGCATTAGTATCTTTGAGTGGCTCTAATTCAGATGATAGAAATCAAAGAAAATTATATAATACATTAGTTTCTGGTTCATACTTTCAAGCTAAACGACAAGAACAAATAACATCTCGTCATTATTTTGTAAGAGCAACAGCTGCTCAATTTAATGCTACGACAAACGAAACATTTTATACTGAGTCAATAAGTGGTATAAAAACAGTAATTCCTGCATTAAGAAGTGACCCTAAAACTTTCATAACAAGTGTTGGGTTGTATAATGACAATAATGAATTATTAGCTGTAGCAAAATTAAGTCAACCAATCCTAAAATCTAAATCAAGAGAAGCTCTTATAAAAGTTAAACTTGATTTCTAAAGGGTTAAACAATGTCATTTAGAAAAAACATTGAACCTCAAGACGTTTCAATATCATCATTTCAAGTACATAAAACTTTTACTTTTAATGATACGGATAGTGGTAGTGGATTTTTTTCATTTCATATAATAAAAGGAAGTGATGCAAATTTATATGATTTTAATTTAAGCACTGCTACATCAACTACGATATCTGAAAGTACTTACTACAGGGTTCCAACATATCAATCTATAAATAATTTATATTATAAAAACATAGCAACTATGCGAGGTTATATAGATTATATCAGGGGTGTTCCAACTAGTTCTGATGCTGTGATTGAGTATGAATCAACGAACCATTTAGAAAATACTGTATTAACTTTAAAAAAACCATATACGCGACAGTTACATGACACAGCTACGGTAATTTCAATTCCACAAAAATATTATGGTGAACATATAAAACCACATTCAGTAAGAATTACAGATGATAGTACGGATTCAACTATTATTATACAAGATGATGGATATGGTAATCTATACGATACAGCTTATTCTGCAAGTTATGCTAGTAGAACACCTACACACTCTCCTGCATATAGTGGTAGTGTAGTTGGTAATATTTTTTATAATGATGGTATAGCTGTAATAACTGATACTGGTTCTTATTTCAATACTGCCGCTAAGAGTGGTTCAGATGGATTTACTTTTAGATTTAATTCTACTCAAACAATATATGAAAGAGAATATGTTTGTTCTGTAGGAGAAAATGAATTTGAACACACTACAAATAAAACTTTAAGAGTTGATGGTAGTGGTAGTATTTTAATGTCTAGTGGTTCTAATCCATATTTTAGTAATGATACTAATCCTTCTACCCACTCACTTGAAAATACAATGTATGATGAATTTCCATATCACTTAGTTGGATACGCAACCTCTTCTTATGACATCGTAGGTGGTTATCAAACTGATGGGAAATTGATAGGTCAAGCTACTCATTCAGAGTTTGCAACCTACGTTACTGGTATTGGTTTATATAATGACGAAAATGAATTACTAGCAATAGGTAAAATTGCTAAACCAATCAAAAACGATAAAGAATTAGCTTTATCTTTTGTTGTGAGATTCGACACAAACTAACTAAATTTTCTCTATATATATGATATTTATATATAAGGAATAAAATCAAAACCCTTTTTATTCTAAAAGGTTACTTAACTTAAAACATAATGAGGAGATTTACATTGCGTAAATTTTTATTAAGCC